GAGGTCATGTACGCGGTCGCCGTGGGCGTGGACCCGTCGTTGGTCGGGGACCACGACGAGATGGGCGTGGTGGTTGTCGGGGCCACCCGGGACGGGCACATGTACGTCCTGGCGGACACCACGGTGAAGATGGCCGGCCGGGAAGCGGCTTTGCACTGCTGGCGGACCATGATCCAGCACAACGCGGGGATCGTCGTCTACGAGGAGAACCTGGGCAAGAAGTGGATGGCCCAGGTCTTCGAGGACGCGTGGATGGAGCTCATCCGCACCGGCGAGGCGCCCAACGGCACCAGCCCCCCGATGAAGGGCATCGACGCGAAGCTGGGCAAGAAGACCCGGGCCGAACCCGTCGCCATGCGGTCCGAGCAGGGCGCCCTGCACATGGTGGGCACCCACGGGAAACTGGAGGACGAGCTGACCCTGTTCACCTCCTGGGACGGCAAGGAGTCCCCGAACCGCTTGGACGCCATGGTCCACGCCTGCCGGCACCTGATGGAGAACGAGCGCAACCGGGGCAAGATCATCGACCCGAACGAGAAGCGCCCCGGCCGCTGGGACGACGGGTTCGGCCTCGGCTACGACTTCTGGCGGTAGCCATGGCGAAAGCGTCCGGTTTACCGCTATTCTGTACGTGTGGTAGACCTCGTAACACTTGCCAACGCTGCGTTCGCTCTGGTAGTGGTCGCATGGGGTAACGCCCGTTTCGCCCGCATCTTCGCCCGCGACGAGATCATGGAAACCTGGCGCTTCAAAGTCAAGAAGCGGTTCGGGTACCAGTCCCTGGCATCCAAATGGGCCCACTGCGTCTGGTGCCTGGGCTGGTGGACCTCCATCCCCGCCACCGCACTGGCCTGGTTCCCGGTCATGGGCCTGAAGATGTGGTGGCTGATCCCCGCCGCCTGGTTCGCCGTCGCGCAGGCAGCCGGGTCCCTCAACACCGTCGCCACCGTAGGGAAGTAGCAGCACATGGGCAGGACCAAGGCGCCACCCCGCAGCATGATCGCCTCGGCTGCCACCGCGAAGTTCACCGAACCCCTCTGGAACAAGTACCTCAGCACCGACGAAGCGTGGCAGACGGAGATCTGGCGCCTGTACGACGTCGTCCCCGAGTTCTCCCGCGGCGCCAACTGGGTCGGTTCCGCCTGCTCCCGGGTCCGGATCTACGTCGCGGAGATCGACGAAGCCGGGGAGGTGCAGCAGGAGGTCCCGAAGAAGTCCCCCTACGCCAAGTACTCCTACCATCTGTTCGGCGGCCCCGCCCGGCAGCAGGAACTGCTGCGGCTGATGGGCGTCGACCTGACCGTGTCGGGGGAGTTCTGGATCCTCGGCATCGACGGCGACGCCGACACCGAGGACAAGTGGTACGCGGTGTCGCGCAACGAGTTGCAGCGCGCCCAGATGACCATCGCCACCGACACCGAACCCCTCCTCGGGGAACCGCCGGAAGTGTACGAGTTCTTCGACGGGAAGATGCGCCACCAGCTCATCGAGGGCGAAGACATCATGTACCGGTGCTGGACCCCGCACCCGTACCGCACCTGGAACGCGGACTCCCCCGGCCGCTCGCTCCAGATGGTCCTGGTGGAGCTGGAGATCCTCACCCAGTACATCCTGGCCCAGGCCCGGTCCCGGCTGGCTTCGGCCGGTGTGTGGATCTGGCCGTCGGGGACCGACTTCCCCACCGGCGACGACAAGCCGGTCACCGGCGAGTCCCTGATGGAACGCATGCTGCTGGCCGGTGAGCAGAACATGAAGATGTTCGGTTCCGCGTCGCAGGTGCTGCCGATGATCGTGGAGATGCCGGAGAAGGTCTTCGACCGGATCAAGGCACCCATCGTCTTCGGGTCCGAGCTCAGCAAGGAGGCGATGGAGCTCCGCCGGGAACTGCGGGAGCGCCTCGCCGCGGGCATGGACATCGCCCCGGAGATCGTCACCGGCATGGGCGAGGCCACCGGCTGGAACACGTTCAGCATCGAAACCTCCACCGTGGAGACCGTGATCAAGCCGATCATGGCCCGGATCTGCAACGCCGCCACCCAGGTGTACCTGTGGCCGGCGCTGCGCGGGGACAACAAGCCGTGGAAGAAGTACAAGTTCTGGTTCGACACCGCCGCCCTGACGATCCGCCCCCAGCGTCTCAAGGAGACGATGGAGATGCACGCCCAGGAGCTCGTCGGCTGGAAGCAGGTGCTCATCGCCGCGGACCTGCCCGCATCCGCGAGGATGTCGGTGGAGGAGAAGCAGGAGATCCTGGCCCGCAAGATGCTCCTGTCCGACGGCAACCTCCTCGCCATTCCCGAGCTCCGCGAGACCGCCGGGTTCAAATTCAAATCCATCGCCCCCGACGGGGTCATGCCGGGACAGGAGGGGCAGCAGTCGGGCCTCGGCGGCCGGGCCCCGGCACCGCCGCCGCCGGAGCGGACCCTGAAGGAGGGCACCGGCCCGTCGGAGCTGCCCCGCAACTCCGCGCGCCCCGGCTCCCCGGCCTCGGTGACCCCGGAGCCCGTCGCGGCATCCGCCGTGCCGGTGAACGAGATGGCCCTGGTGGTGGCCGCGAACGCAGCCGTGCTCCAGGCCCTGGAGAAGGCGGGGAAGGCTTTGCTGCGCGATCCCCGCGGCGCCCAGTTCCGGTCGGTCCCGCACAGCGAGGTGTACCTGCACCTGCAACCGAGGAACAGCGACCACGCCCGCGCCCTCCTGGCTTCGGGGTGGACGCATCTGGACGCGATGCTGACGGAGCTCGGCCGCCAGGATGAGGTGGCGGATCTGCGGGCGACGCTGATGGAGTACTGCCTGCATCTGATGGCCAACGACGGCGGCCCGCTGCCCCATGAGGTCCGTGTGATGCGGGGCTGGCTGCGGGGGTTCCTATGAGCCAGCCGGTCCCCCCGACCGATGTCACGCAGCCCCCGGAGCCGGTGGTCGTCGAAGAGCTGACCCCCCTCGAAGCCGCGTTCTACGCCATGGTCCTGGCGGCCCTGGCGGCGTGGCTCTCGAGCGTCCTGGCGAAGGTCCTGGCGCCGTGGCGGCTGTACCGCATGGCGCCGGACCCGCAGGCCCTGTGGTCGCTCGTACCGGCCTGGAACCGGGAGGTCCGGGTCCTGGTGACCTGGCTCCACGACAACGCCGCAGAGGCGGGCTGGGACCGCTGGTTCGACGACCAGGACGGTGACGAGGTACCCGAGTACCCGTCGACCAACGCCCACATCGCCGCACACCTGGCCATGGTGGAGAACTACCTGGTCCGGATCCCGGAGGAAGTCTTCAACCTGATCATCGCCGATGTGGTCGACGGCCACAACGACGGGGAGTCCCTGGAGGAGATCGCCGAACGGATCGAGAACACGCTCACCGTCACAGGTTCCGAGAACTGGCCCGCCCGGGCTCGGACGATCAGTGTCACCGAGGTCAACGGCACCGCGAACGCCGGCTGGTTCGCGGCGGGCCTGCGTACCGAGGAACTGCTGGGGGTGCCGCAGTGGAAGCAGTGGCTGGAAAGCCACGACGAGGCGGTGCGCACCGAGCACCGCACGGACCAGAAGCGGCCTCTGCGGGAACCGTTCCTCATCGGCGGGGAGCTGCTCATGTACCCGGGGGCGAAGAACGGTTCCGCCTGGAACATCATCGGCTGCCGTTGCGCAGCCCGATCCACGGAGGCGCCCAGTGGCACTCGAATTCTCTGACACCGGCGCCGGCCACACCGGCGCCATGATCGCCCTGATCCCGGCGGAGCAGGACGCGGCCCGGCTGGCCATGCCCGGCGGGGAACCCGTGGAGGAGCTCCACGTCACCCTGTGCTACCTGGGGAAGGCCGCCGACTACGACACCCGGGAGCAATTGGCCCTGGCCGCCGCGGTGGCCCAGGCTGCCGAGTTCTGGGCCCCAGTGGAGGCGGAGGCCTTCGCCCCGGCCTACTTCAACCCCCACGCCGAGGACCGGGAGACGGCCCTGGTGTACCTGGCCAGCGGTTCCGACCTGCACCCGGCCCATGAGCGGATGACGGGGATCGCGGACCTCATGTTCGAGGGCCGCGTCCCCAAGCAGCACCGGCCCTGGGTGGCGCATATCACCGCCGCCTACACCGATGATCTAGACGCCCACCGTGGGCTCGTCGGCAACCTGGGACGTATAACCTTCGACCGGGTCCGCGTGGCCTTCGGGGACCAGGTCTACGACATCCCCCTCGCCGTCGCGGTAGGGGCCGACGAGCCACTGGGGGAGATCGAGCCCCTGGGCCAGGGCGCAGAGGAGCCGGTCCCGTTGGGCGATGTCGAGTTCGGTGAGGGTGATCTCGGCAGTGGACCAGCGGGGTTCGGGCATGGGGAGGTCCCAGATGACCTCCAGGCCCTCCGGGTACAGACTGACGTCTATGCCGACGCTTGCCGGGTCGACGTGGACATGCCGGGGCTCGTGGCGGCAATGGGGGCGTACGCACCCGTG